ACGCAGGGCTTCGTCTGAATTGATGCCGTCTACGATGTCGGGGAACACGGCAACCATGTTTCCGGCGAAACCCATGACGCGCTCGAGGCTTGAAGCTGCAACAGCCTGCTGGGCCTGTGCAAGCAGAGAGACATACTCTACCTCCAAGTCTTCACCTTCGAGAGCTTCTGGCACCGGGGGGAGGAGACCACCCTCGAGAGCGTACTCGAAGACGTCGTCCAGTAGTGGATCCAACAGCTCTACATTGATCCGTTGGAGCACAGGCCCGAGCAGCACTAATTTCTCTTCGTGACGTTCGACAACCTCGGTAGCGGTCATCTGTCTGCGATCTGAGTTGATCATCATGGCGAACAGGTCGGCGTAGAAGCCGCGCTGCACGCGGTTCTGCACTTCCTGAATGTCCATCATCAGCTCGTTGATGCGGGGCTGCACCTGATATGCCGGGGCAAAGCCCTGCGAACCTTGTAGAGGGTCGACGTATGTCGTCTGACCCGGAAGTACTGTCGAGGGCTTACCCTTCAAGCTGGTCGGTGCGACCATCGGAGGGTTGACCATCTTATCGATAGCCTGAGCCTTGCGCTTCTGCTGGTGCTGGAGCTGCTTAATATCTCCGAGGTTATCCATGCCGGGGGATCTGCCGTAGACCTCTCCGCTAAGGACGTCCCAACGTGGCACATAAGCAGGGAATTTCTTGTAGCCGCCCTCCATCAGGAAGTCGTCGCTCTCGGACGACAGCTCGAAGTAGCAGCTCTTGAACGGCATGTTCTTGCCGTCCTTCTTGTCATAGTCACGGTCAGCCATCAGCCGAGGCTCGATGACATGCACGATCTCGACGCGGGCATCGTAGTTGCCGTCGTCCCACAGTTTGTGTGTGGCCTTACTTACGCCAGACCAATCCATCTTCCCGTCGGAACTGTGTACAAACTTCTGTACGATCTGACCTACAGTCATCGTGAAGTGTCGGCCCAGTGTATCCACCACACCGAGGTCGTTCTCGGCAATGACGTACTCGCCAGCGGTGAAGGGGCGAAACCGGATCACACTGTCAAACGACGGCTGCCGATACAGAGGAGCCGTGCCAAACGATCCGAGTTCTGTGTAGACCGTATGAATTGAATTGTAGAAGTTCGACTTATGCAGGATGGCTCGCTCGGTCTGCTCGACCTGAGCGAGCCACGCCCGCACTTCGCCGTCATCCATCAGATCCTCGCGCACCTTGCGTCGGTGCCAAGGACGTGCCGGTGACGTCATGCCTGACATAAGACCAGCAGCCATAGTCCGCATTGCCTGCGTCCCAGTGCTGTCAATAATCTTAGTCGTGCGCTTGCGACCCTTGCTGTTCTGGCTCTCGATCAGATAACGGCCACGTCGAGGCGTGATGTAGTCGGTGATCTCCTGCCAATGCGAACGCCATGAGGATCTGTCGTCCTCGAGCTGCAGGTAACGACGATACAGCGCAGACTTCTTACCGCGTAACGGTACGGTCGTATATGTGTTGTCAACGCTAGGTAGAGGCATAGGTTAGCCTTTCATCGTCGGATGCATATTCATCATTTCGCCCATACCCATATCAATTACCTAACAATGTCTTGTTGGTTGTCTGCGCCGGGGCCAAGGCAGCTTTAGAAGACGTACCGCCGCCTAATCCGCGCTGCTGCCTGAGCCGCTTTGGCCGGTCCTGTCCGCCAGCCACTGCTTTAACCGGAGCGGGGGCAGGCGGAGGAGGAGGTGGCGGCGGCGGCGGTGACGGCCTCGAACCACCCCCTCCGGGGGCTGTTAGCCACAGCATAATCAGTTACCCAGCAGCGTTTTGTTGGCTGTATCGGCAGTCGATAGCGCGCCTTGATCGGTCTTAATGGTCCCAGCCAGTCCGCGCTGTTGACGCAGGCGGCGCTGCTCGTCCTCCCTCGACTTGACGACGGCGGGGTCAGCCTTCGTCGGAGGCGGAGGTAACGGAGGGGGCGGCGGTGGTGGCGAAGGAGAACCGCCGCCGAAGCCGGGGATTTTCATAAGCTGTTTAATCTTCATGGCAAGACCTCTCCGGGGCAGCAGGCTCCGGTATAGTTGCTGCGGTGTCACAGCTAGTGACTTGATAGCGCAGATCACTTTGACGTGGCCGACGCAGTTATTCAGGATCAGGGGGTAGATGCGTGGATCTGTCCCACGCTCAATCTCGACGACGGAATAGCCGTCAGCTCGGTAGTGCGTCGCGAGGTCGTAATCTGCAGCGGATTCACATTGGATGATCGGAACACCCTTATGCCAGTTGTAACTGACCCACATATTTCGGTCTGTATCCTGCATGGCACACCAGACGTGACGACGTTTGCGGTTGAGCAACCACGCCAACGGATGGTCATTTTCAGAGCCAAAGATAATAAGACAGTTCATAGCTTGACATACTACATGATGTGTCGGTTGGCTGTCTAGCCACTAAATGGGTCGTATTCTGTGGTGGTCTGTTGCTGCGTTCCGGTGAACCCAAGCCTCGATGGGTAGACCGGCAGGACGTAGGTCAGTGCCAGAGCGTCAGCCATGTCAGGCGATGCGACGCCCCGGCTCTTCGCAGCCTCCTTGCTTTCCAGCTTGATCTCATTCTTCAGGGTGTAGCCGTACTCGAGGCCGGTCAGGTCAGTGATCAGGTCTGCGTTGTCAGGCAGTCTGATGCCGTCAATGATCGCCTCTTTCAGATTGCCCCACATCTGCGCCCGTAGATTTGAGTAGCCACGCTGCGTCGCCTTGCTGCCGAAATTGATCTCGACGACATCGAGGCCGAGCTGCCTGCATCGGTCTACGACACCGCCGCCTACACCGCCGCCATCGATGAAGATAGTGTCGGGGTTCTTCTCCCTCGCAATCTCCACGACCTTGGCTGACAGCTCCATCGTATCCATGCCTCGGAACGTATGCCATCCTTGGCTCTCTGCATCTCTGCCCTGTCGCAGGCAGATCACTGACTGGTCGTCGCCGAACCGTGCTACATCGACGCCCATAACCAATGGATCGTGAGGCTGCACCGCAACTGTCAGGTTGATGCAGTCTCGTGCTGCCTCGCTCGGGATGAACTGCAGCTCGCCTGCTGAGGGGAACTCTCCCAGCACTCTGACCTTGACGAAGTCGCTGTCGATGCCGTAGTCGGCGATCCACGTCTCGAACAGCCGCTTGTTCGTAATCTTCACATCTCTGCTGTCGATGTGGCGCCGCTTGTATCGATGACGGAACCTGCCGGCCATGTTCTCATAGAACCGACCCGTGTTCCTCGTCGGGTTGCCAAAGTCGAATGTCATCGCCTCGCCGTCAGTCAACCCACCCTCTCGGACCTCGAAGATTTTATCAGGCACCGCTGATGCCTCGTCAAAGATGTAGAACGGCGTGGCCTGCGCAGAGTGCAGTCCAGCGAATGCCTCACTGTTCTCCTCCCTACAGGTCTGAGCATCGACCCTCCACGTCTCTCTATGGTCGTTGTGGTACATATTCATCGAGCCACCGCCGCCCGCGTTCAGGGTCCACCAGTGTTTCGTGATCCCCATATGATGCCACTTAGCCAGCTCGGCCCACGTCTTGGTGCGGAGCTGCTCTGATGTGTTGGCCGTCACGATGCCCTTGCTAAAAGGCCGCGTGTCCATGATCCATCGTATGAGCCAAGCGGTCAGGGCGCTCTTACCGATGCCGTGACCGCTAGCAGTGCTGAACTGTATCGGATCGACTGCGGTGTGTCCGTCGAAGCCCCGGCTGCGGACCTCGTCGCCGACTTCGTTGAGGAACTCCCTAGCCCAGTCGTCCGGCCCCTCGAAGCCCTCGAGCTGCCCAGCTCCCCACGGATAGCTGAACAGAACATGGCCGAGAGGATCGGCATAGAATTGCGCGACCTCCTCGGCCAGCTCTACGTCTACAGCGGGTTGGTTCACAGCGGCTCGTACTCCGATAGGGTGTGAGCCACCGGCATATCAGGTGCTCGACACTGACCGTCAATGTGGTGCGGGTCAGCAGACGTAGCCAGCTCCTTCGAGCCGCAGGTCCGGCAGATCCTCATCGACCCGCTCCCCGGCATCGGCGGCCCCCAGTCGTGCGTCTTTGGGGCCGACTGTGGGTGCGCCGCTCGCGCCAAGCCGTCGCTCACTTTTTAGGAGGTTTCGGCTTAGGCATTGGTTTCTTCTTCGTGCCGTATGCCATGTCATTTTCCTTTCTTTGGTTTTGCAGTTTTCGCGCTCTTTTTAAACGCCGCCGCAGTTGGAGCGCCCGTAGTTCCGGGCTTACGCATACGCTCGTTACT